TCACGACGCTCTGCACCGTAGGAGGCTTTCAGGTTGTCCGGCATTTCTTCTGCACCAAGAGAATCCACAAAGGACTGGAGCCAGAGTATGAATATTGCGAGGTAGTTCAGAACTGGATAGATCCCAATGGTAAGGAGACGATACTGGCTCGCTCGACCATTCCTTTCACTGGTTACTATGATTACTGGAACTGGAACAGTGATTTGTCAATCAAGGTTCGCCGTGGCTATTACTGGTATGGCTCACGCTACGACATCACGAATACGGTAGTCTATCCTCATGTCGGATTGTTGAAGGAAGTCCGGCGAAACGGTGTAAAGTCGATGAAAGATTTCGATGGATTTCCTGCCAACAAGCTCATCGCATCAGCACTCGCTGATAGGCAGACTGAATTGCTTATCAAGCATAATCAGAAAGAACTTCTCGCACATAAGATTCGTCTCGGCAACCATCATATCGAAAGCCTCAAACATCCCGAAGCCATCCGCATTGCCTGTCGGCACCGCTACATCGTTCAGGATGCAACCATGTGGCTCGACTACCTCGACCTGTTGGAGCATTTCGGCTTAGACCTCCACAACCCCCATTACGTTTGCCCCATGAACCTGCACGAAGCCCATGACAGGCTTCTCATCCGCAAGAACCGAGAGGATGCAAAAGCCAAGAGAGAGCAGGACATCAAGGAAGCCCACAAGTACGAGAAGATGTATAAGAAAGCTAAGTCCGGTTTCTTCGGTATCGTCTTCGGAGATGACAAAATAGTGATCAGTGTCGTTCAGTCCGTAGAAGAAATGGCAATCGAAGGAGAGGAAATGCACCACTGCGTATTTGCCTGTAAGTATTTCAGCAAGGCGAAGTCCCTCATCCTCTCGGCGAAGGACAAGGACGGCAACCGCATCGAAACGATAGAGGTCAATCTCGACACGTTCCAGGTGGTCCAGAGCCGAGGCGTCTGCAACAAGAACTCGGCATATCATGACCGGATTTTGAAGCTGATGGAAGACAATATGCACCTCATCCGAAAAGCCGCATAAGTTATTTACATTTAGGCTATTATGTGTCAGAAATATTTGGCAGTCTGCGTTAATTTTTGTAATTTTGAGTTCAGAAAAACAGGTCATCCGACCTCATTGACAAGATGAAAAAAGTGAAGGTCCTCACGGGCACGGACATTCCGTTCTGCACTCCCTCCCATCCCTATTCGATGGCGGTTCAGATCAAGAGAGTGATAGACAGGATAGCCGAAAGCCCGGACGATGAATTTCAGTACAACTGCAATTCAGTCGAAGGAGTAAAGATGTTTGAGCTGTACGGCCGCAAGCAGAAAGGTCTGAAAGTTCAGTATTACATCAACGGCAAGTCCTCAACCTTCGCCCAGGTTCTTGAAGATTTTAGTCGGGCAGACAAGTTCTTATCGGAGATAGCATCTCCACAAAGTAAGTAAAGATGGAAAAGGCAACCGAAATATTCAAAGGCCCGTACACCACAGACGGCAGCTACATCTACGATTGCAACAATCAGATGTGTCTGATGGTCGGGGATTGCGAGAACTATCCGGAAGAAATGCTCAATCGGATATGTGAAATCCTCAACCATACGAAGCCGACGAAAGGAAATCCCGGAGTCAGCGCCAAAGACGGCAACATCTACCTCGACGGAGATTTGATACTTGTCGTTAGAGGCTGGGGCTACCTAACCGGGGCCGGGTGCTTGCATCTCTCGGCGAAAGAAGCCCGGAAGATACAAGACGAGTTCGCCCAACACGTCGTAAATTGTCTAAGGGGAGAAGCCTAACCCATCACACCAATCTGTCGCAAATAAAGTAACCTAAAGAAGTCATGAAGAAAAAGAAAATTCGGCTCAACATTCTATCGCGGAGCAAGGTCGCTGTCGCGTTCTACTACCTCCAGTTGGCGATCATGTCGCCCATCCTCATCCCCGCCATGTTGGTGCAAATCATCTCCAGTGCCATTATCGAAGGCTGGGGAAATTACAAGAACTGGTATCTCGCCAAAACCCTACGCTGACGCTATGAACTGGAAGAAACTTACAGAAGCCGATTACTCGGATGACGGAATCAAGGTTCTCCGCATCACAACTAAACATGGTCGGGTAGTCTACGAAACAGGTGTCGCCGATAAAGACGGAGAGTTGTGGCACCACTCGGAATCGTCGGCATTTCCATCCCGCTACCTCGGCTCTGTCAAACAGCACAAGGAAGTTTACTTTGTCCCAGTGGACGAAATTCTGTTCTAAAAGATATATGCAAATGAAAGTTTTAGTTAACCTAATTAAGAAATGGCGCAACCGCCGCAGAAAGACTGGGTGGAGTAACAAGCTCCGGGAAATTAAAGACTCCTTCCAAGTCAAGGAGCTAAACGGCACACTTTACCTTATGTGCCAAGGTGTCCCCTACAAGGAGGTGCCTCATCTCTTATCTGCCGAAGAAATAACGGCACTGCTCGAAGAAGCAAGAGACGCAATGAAACACTACCTCACAAGTAAGGACGATGAGCCGTCTGAAGAAATCCAGCCCTGCTGAACTGATCCCTCGCCGGAGCAAGCCGACGCTGATATGTTCAGGCTACCTCTGCACGAAAGCTATCAGGTGTCGCAGGTTCAAGGATGTACAGAGATTCTTCAAGGTGCTTGACAAGAATCCTGACTCAGTTCCAAAGAATGTAGTTTTTCAGTCGTCCACCATCAACGACAACGGGAAGTGTGTCTATTTCATAGAAGACCTTTCCGACTTCGGTTGCAATCGCTGAAAAACAAGAAAGCAGACCTGCCCTCACGGGTGGATCTGCTTATATGCAAATAAAGATTTAATAACCTAAAGTCGAAGATGGCCACCACTGGGGTGGGCTTTGACGATGGAAATTAAAACTCTGAAACAAAGTTACAAAATATCAGCGACATGGCAAAGCAGACGCTCAAAAATCGGCTCAAAATCCGGCCCTGTAAAATGTCTGAAAATCCGATATAATCATTAACGAATAAAATGATAGTATTGTTTACTTGAAATATTGTAGATATGATAAGATTTTGTTAACTTTGCATCACAGTTCAAGATTATGGTAAGAGAAAAGATTAGACAAGCAATCAACGAAAGCGAAATGTCTCATTCCCAGTTCAGCCGGGAACTTGGTATGTGCTCGACGAACTTCAACGCATGGATTAACGGAGCAAGGACGCTGCCGTTCCCATTCTTCATCAAAGCACTCAATATGCTCGGTCTCTCCGTTGGTCCGAAATCGGTTGGCTTCTCTTACATCCCTGCCGATGATCTACCGGAGATTTTCTATATGCAGATGAGACAGACCGGAATCAAGATTTGCGACATAGCCCGACAAACTGGCATCGACCCCTCGGTGCTGTCTGCTTTCCTTACTGGTGCCAGAAGGATGTCAACGAACAACATCGAGAAGGTGATGGAGGTGCTGGGACTCGGCATTGTAAGATGTACTACCTCGGCTGTGAGTGCCGTCTGAATGACTTGAAAAGGCAAAGTTTAATCCAACAAAATCCCACTATAAAAATGGCAGATGCAAGTAAAGACAAGAATGACGAAGATGCTCGCTACAAGAACATCCCGTTCCCGATCATTGCCAAGACTTACAAGGCAAATGCAGGCAACCTTGCATTGACTGCGGAAGCCCTCGGAATTGACCGAAGCACCCTCTGGCAATGGCGAAAGCAATTCCCTGAACTGGAGAAGATGCTTAATGACTATGACGAAAGCCTCGGCGACCTTGCAGAGTCGAAGCTAATGATGGCTATAAATGAAGGCAACCTCACGGCTATCATCTTCTACCTAAAGACGAAGCACAAAGGACGTGGCTACATCGAAGGTCAGGAGATAAAGGCTACCGTTCAGGGAGCCATCAAAGGTATGAGCCAGGAGGAAGCCGCTGAGTTCATCAAGCAACTGGAACAAGACTGCTGATATAGCCTATGGTCTATGATGCAGATGACGTATTAAGGAGCTGGGTGCTTTCTGACTCACTCCATTTCGCCCGCTATTTTTTCAAGCTGATGAATGGCGGGAAGAAATTTGTTGTCGGCAAACATCACAGAATGATATGCGACAAGCTCAATGACGTGCTGACTGGCAAGACCCGGAGGCTGATAATCAACATTGCCCCTCGATACTCAAAGTCGGAGCTTGTGTCCCGCAACTTCATCGCAATGGGGTTGGCTATCAACCCGGCTGCAAAGTTCATCCACCTGTCGTATTCGGGAGACCTCGCCCTCGGCAATTCGGTCGCTGTTAAGGACATTGTAAAGTCCGAAGACTATCAGCGCTTGTTCGGTGTCGAGATAGCCGTAGGCACTGACACCAAGAGCCAGTGGAACACCACGAAAGGCGGTGGACTGTATGCAACCTCATCCCTCGGACAAGTTACTGGCTTCGGTGCCGGAGCAATCGAAAACGAAGGAGACGACTGGCAATTCGGGGGAGCCATTGTTATTGATGACCCCATCAAACCAGCCGACGCTCTGTCCGACAACAATAGGGAGGCTGTGAACCTGCACTTCGAGACCACCATCCGAAACCGTGTCAACAGCCGCAACACTCCCATCATCATAATAATGCAAAGGCTTCATGAGCACGACCTCTGTGGCTACCTTATGGAGCTGGAGCCGGACGAATGGGAGGTGTTGAGCGTTCCATGTATCAGTTACAACGAGGACGGCGAGGAAGAAGCCCTATGGCCCTTTAAGCATACCATTGAGGAACTGCACAAGATTGAATCGGCCAATCAATTCGTATTCGACACACAGTATATGCAGAACCCCAAGCCTCTTGAAGGTCTCATGTACTCGAAGCTTAGGACGTATGATATCCTCCCTATGGAGCAGAGCATCCGTAAGAACTATACAGATACAGCCGACAAAGGCGCCGATTTTTTATGCTCTGTCTGCTACGTTGAAACGCCTTCGGGGATGTATGTTACCGATGTCCTCTACACTGACAAGCCGATGGAATACACGGAAGTCAAGACCGCAGAGATGCTGTTGATCAACGGCACTCAGTTGGTCAAGGTGGAGAGCAACAACGGAGGCGAAGGCTTCGCCCGCAATGTAGAGAAGAACGTCAGACTGCAAGGCACCCCGGTTGCATTGAAGATGCGCTTCACATCCTTTTTTCAAGGTTTGAACAAGAATGTCCGCATATTCTCCCACTCTGCGGAAGTTCAGAACCTCATCTTTTTCCCTTCGGATTGGGAGACCCGCTGGCCCCAGTTTGCACAGGCAGTCAAGGGATACCGAAAGGTCGGGCGAAATGCTCACGACGACGCTCCCGATGTGCTGACTGGGATGGTGGAGAACTTCACCCCCGGAGTTACGACTGGCGTAACTGGTCATGTCCATAAGTTCAGGAACGCACGCTAACTGACCGCTGATGTTCATTACTTCTCATAAGTATGTTGATGTCAAGAGATTATTAAATTAGTAATTTTGAAATATGAAAAAGAACAGACGTAGAAACAGTAAGAAGGCGAAGCTCACCACCTATGGCGAGTTTCTTATCTTGTTGCCTCTATGTCATAAGGACCATCAGGCAGAACTGCTTGACCAGTTGAAGGAGGCGAAGCGTCCTGCCTTCATCCTCGGCAAGGAGGTACCCGAAAACCTCAACACCATCACTTACGGACAGCTCGACGATTTCAGCCGCATCGACCATGATAAGGAAGACCCGGCTGTAAAGGTGTTCTCCATCCTTATGGGGATAGAGCCGGAGCAAGTCTACAAGCTGAATGTGTTCGATGTGTTCGGTGTGATCAACTTTGTCAGAGCCGAATTGGACCGCATAAACAAGCTGTTTGCCTCAATCAAAGTAACGCACTCTCCAGAAGAAATAGCCGCCGGAGTCGAAGACCTCAACTTCGGCACCTTTGGGGTGATTGACTGGTATGCCAAACGAATGGGTATCACTAATCAGGATGAGGTTTACAGCGTTGCTTGGATTCGCATCTACACTTGCATGAAGAATGACAATGAGAAGGCTGAATACGAGCAGAGGTTGAATAAGCAGTACACAGAAAAGGCTAAACGGAAAAGGTAATGGAAGAACGTAATCCCACACATGACACAGAAGGTCGCCTCGGCACGGTTGAGGCTAAGGTCCGTAAGATAGTCGAATCCCTCGGAGAGGATGTCGGCTATCAGTTCTGTAACTGGGCGCAGGCTAATGTCGCTCTCGACGATGTAGAAAAGCCCACCATCATCTATGTCCTGCCGCCCTCCGGCTCATTCCACTTCAAATGGAATGAGGTGCTTGACCGCCCCAATGCACAGATAGCCTTTGTCAGTCCTACTGACTTCGATTTCGATGGTACGGAGAATGACGGGATAGTAGAGGCGATGAAACGTCTGTGCATCCGTTTTGTCCGTGCTGTCAATGAAAGCGGCTACTTCTCGGAGCTTGAAGATGACATTCCTTATCAGGTGCTGTATGACCACCTCGACCACAATGTAACTGGCGTAGTCATTAGTCCGACGCTCGTTGAGGAGGCTGGTGTCAACCTCTGCAATGAGCCGGAGAGACTGGAGGACGATTGATTTTTTTGATGTATTGTCTATACGATTATGGAACAGATTCAAGGAATAATCAAGCTTCATCTCGAAAACGTCAAGGCGAAGATAGCCAATCAGATGGCGGCGAACAATCGCAATGCCAGCGGTCGCTCTGTCGCGTCTCTGACGGTCGAGGTTACTGGCAACATCGGTGTGCTGTGGGGCTCGAAGTCCTTCCTTGCTATGGAACATGGTCGCAAAGGCGGCAAGGTCCCCAAAGGCTTTGTCAGCATCATCAGACAGTGGATTATCGACAAGGGTATCTCGGTGGCTCCTATCCCTGCCAAAACAAACCGGGCAATCCTCTCGCCAGAGGAACGCGGCATCCGCTCTATGGCTGGTGCCATAGCCCACAAGATTATGAAAGAAGGAACCCGCCTGTATAGAGATGGCGGGTATAATGATATCTACACAACGGCTGTAAACGAAGAACTGGAGCTTATCGCAATGGAATGTATGGAGGTTCAGGCTCAGAGTTTAGCCAAGATAAATAACGGCCAAGAATGAGACGAGCAATAGCAAGTGGCGGTCAGCTTCGCCTGATATATCCCGATGAGGTGTGTTTTGCTTTCAATCCCAATTATTTGGAGATTGAGAGCCGAGGTATTTCTACACTGAATATCAAAGTTGGAGTGGTAGCCGAAGGTACCATACGACGCCAGCGCAGTATTGCTATTAGTGTTTACAACACAAAGACGAATGTCTATCTGTCAAGATTGTTCGCTCTGCTCTTTGAGGAGCCGGAGCATACTCGCTCACTGAAAGTTAATGTGCAAGTATTGAATGGTCAGTCCACTCTATACTCCTTTGATACTCTTGTCATCTGGGGAGGACTTGCGCCAGGAGAACGCTTCAATGCTTTCGGTGTATTTAGAGACGAGAACAACAAACGCCAGTTTGAACGCAACTTGGTTTGGTTCAAACGCTTTCCATTCCAAGTATCGGTGTTTAAGTATAGCTCTGATGTAAAGTTTCAAAGCCGAGTAGATGGTGGAATGTACGGCGACCCCTTCACAGGTGTTCGTGCATCATATACCATCAATGAAATTGATGAGTTTACAACTCCCACAGCCGTAGAAGGTAGCTACACTGATTCGACTGGTGGTACACTAATATTCTTCTCATCGACAAGACAAATCTTATTGAAGCATCCCGGAAGCGGTCAGTATTATAAGGTTTGGGGTGGTGGCGTTCATAGAGGTCCATCCTCTGTAATGGTTGATGGTAACAATCGTCCTCTTGTCAATGCCGATTACATCATTACAGATGAAGATGGGATGCAATGGCGCTATCGTTTTGATGGTGCCAACCTTGTTAACAGCGGTATCGTTCAAGATGTAGGTTTTGTTACCCTCTATCCTTCCGATCTGTTTCCCGCCACTCAAAGAAACGCCACGATAAAGTATAAGATTGGTGAGGAGCTGTCTATGTTTTCGACGTTTGACAACACGTTTGATTACACGTTCTTCCAAAGTGGTCAGACGCTTGCCATTGTCAATCTCACTGTAAGTTATGAGACCGCCGGACACTATCTGAGATGGATAGATAATCAGGGGAACCTCCAGTTTTATCTGTTTGCCAAAGGCAAGAGGTCGTCGAAGACCAAACTCGGCAAAAATAACATCATCATCAACACGCCTTTGAGAGGCATGTATTTCTCCAATATGCAGAGAAATACAAGCGTTGAGCTGAATGTAACTCATAAGTGTGCTGCTGTGCATCTCACGGCTGATATGTTTGAATGGGTCAGCACCATCATCACTTCTCCGATTATTGATATGTATCTCGGCAAAGATATAGACGGCAATGAAATATGGGTGCCAGTTGTAATCCAGGCATCCACCGTTGAGTACGACAATAAGCAGCAGCTTCATGACTTGGAAATCACCTTTGAGGCTCCTGCTCATAATGCACAAAGTCTGTAATCATGGTTGAGGAACTTTACATCATACGCAATGGCGAAAGGCATCGCTTGGATTTGTCAACTCCGAGTGGTATTACGCTCAACTTCAAGAGCAATATATTCAGTGATCTCTCGAAGATTACTGCCTCATACTCCTACACCTTCAAGTTGCCGATGACCGCAAACAATCGGCGAGTGCTTGGAATGGCAGATGATATTCGATGCACTTCTGCGTTAACTCATCTGAAGCTCAAAGGTGAGTATGTTCAGAACGGCATCCCCCTGTTTGAAAATGTCAATCTCTACATCGACAGCATTGACACTGATTATAAGTGTGTGATGACTTGGGGAGACGCTATGGCTTTCGGTCAGATTAAGGACGACAATCTGAAACTTAACGAACTGACAGCGTTTAACACCACAGTTGAATGGAGTTCTTCTGCTGGCACCATCAGTCAGTTTGTCAATACGGCAATCATGAACAATGTAGTTTATAATGCCGGAGTTACGGCGTATAACTTCAAGTATGATTCTCGTGTCAATCAGTATCGAGTTGCCATTTCATCAGTTCCATTTGTGCCTGTCGTCCCGGTGTACGCAATCCTGCAAGCAATTTCTCGCAAGTACAATATAGCCTTCCCATTTGCCAAACCCTATACTGGGACATGGACTGATGAAGAAGATAGGTTTGATTGTGTCAACAAAGGTGTGATACCCTTTGTCAATCATCAGTTGTCAGTAAAACAGTTTTCTGAATATGCCGTTACCATGACTGGAGCATCATTCACAAAGGATGGACCGAAGGACATCCACGGTCGAATCTTTAAGAATGAGATTACGTTTAATCGGTATGTCGTTGGAAAGCCTGCTGGTGGAACTGGCACAGGCAACGGTTATATCTATGTTACTACGACAGTTTATATGGGAACCATCGCCAATGGCTTTCAGGTTAGCATGGGCGTTAAGGTCAAGATGACTGGATGTTTCCGTATCAAGTTCTCTGACCTGACTGGTAGTGATACCCCGATAATGAAGCTGTGCCATGATAAGTACACTGGATATGATAAAGATGGTATGCACTACGAGTGGACCGATGTATCTGAACTTGCTGGCAGACGAGTTCAGGGGGAGACGGATTTGTGGGAGTTCGATTTTCGCGATACTACCTCTGCTGTGCCTCTGGAATACGAATCTCCTTACGGAGAAACTAATAAAATAGTATTTTGGTTTTCACACACCATCACCTCGTTCAGCATTGTTGAGCAATTCAAGATTGTGCCTACCGAAGTCAGTGACGATGGCGCATTTCAAGGGAAATGTAACCCGATGGAATGTATGCCTGAAACCACTGTACTTGATTTCTTGAAAAGTCTGTTCTTTATGACAGGCACCTTCCCGGTGTTTAAGAACAACACCCTCCATGCCGTAAGTTATGATATTTTCAAGGATAACATCACAGAAGGTAATGTATATGACTGGACTAAGAAACTGACGACCTCCACGACCCAGCTCCCGACAAAAACCTCATTCCTTGTCAGTGATTTTGCCAAGAGAAACTATTATACCATGAGTACCGATAAGACCAATGGCGATAGTTCCTCTGATTCCAACGATGTTTACCAAAATGGGTTTGCATCGTTCTATTTGGCATCAGATCTTATCTCGGCCAAAGAGAAGACGGTAGCAAAATTGCCGTGGGCGGCTCCATTCTTATTAAACAGAGAGTTCCCCAACGAAAAGACAGGCGACACCATCAAGAGTTGGGTTCTCAACAATGATAGTGAATCGACTGCTACCGTCGTAAAGTATTGTGCCCCGAAACCCGCTCTCGGCATCATCATTCAAAAGCCGATAAGTCATATTGATAATTTAGGTAATACGATAGACGATGGCAAAGTAATGAGCCTGAGAATCTGGAATGATTTGCAGAAGGTGATGTCTTCGTCCTCGATGTCTTATCTCGGGCAGATTCTCAACAAGCCCATCCTCATCACTGAAAATTTTGAATTGAATGAGTTTGACCTCAGAGACCTCGATTTCTCTGTCCCGGTGTATCTCGACAAGTATAATGCTTATTTCGCTATTGTTTCCATTACTCGTGATAGCAAGGGTATCTGCAAATGCGAAATGATTAAACTCCCTCATCAGTAAGCTATGGCATCAGACGACGTAACAACCAAGATACTCCAAATCCAAGTGGATTATGGAGACGCTGTAAAGCAGATTGCTGAATGGCAAGCAAAAATCGACGCTGTTCGTAAGCAGCAGAAAGGTCTGAAAGAAGACCTGAAGGAGGGTCGTATCTCTCAGGAGGAATACCAGCGGAGCATACAGGCTGGCAACCTTGCCATGAGCCAGATGAAAGACGCCATGAACACCGTCAACAAGGCAGTCAAGAATCAGCTCAAATCACAGGCAGAACAGGAAGGCTCGCTCGTTCAGCTCCGGGCAGAAATCAGCAACCTCAATGCTGAATACGACCGTCTGAGCCGGGCCGAGCGAGAGAGTGCCAAAGGCGATGAACTGAAAGACAAAATCAACCGCCTGACTACGGAGTTGAAAAGCGCCGAGGAAGGTACTCAACGCTTCTATCGCAATGTCGGCAACTACAAGTCTGCATTGCTCGGAGCCGGAGTCTCAACCACATCATTATGTGATGCTCTCTCAAAGGAAGCCAAGTCTGCCGAGGAAGCTGAAAAAGCCAATGAAGTGTTGAAGAAAGCCGTTGCTGCCATCGACCCCTCGTCTGGCGGAGCCTCCGAATCCATCGCCCTCCTTACCAAGAAGATTGAGGAGAACGAAAAGGTAATCAAGGAACACGCCGATAGCGTTGCAGAATCGCAGAGCCGAAGCGAAGGACTGGTAGATACCCTGTCCGACCTCACTGGTGTAAACCTCAACTTCGGCAACTCGCTCAACAGCCTCTCTAAGAACAGCGCAGGCTCCGTGATGGAAGGACTTACTGTAAAGGCAAAGGCACTCTGGGGCACGCTGACTGGACTTCTTGCCAACCCGGTAGTTCTGACCTTCCTCGGTATAGCCGGAGCAGGTATGGCTGTCAAGTGGTGGTACGACTACAACAAAGGACTGGAGGAAGCAAGCCGCCTGACATCGCAGTTGACCGGACTTTCCGGCGACGAGATGAAAGCCTTCCGCAATGAGGTGCAAGGCGTTGCCGACACTTTCGGTGTTGACTTTCAGGAGGTGCTTGAATCAGCCAACACATTGTCGCAGCAGTTTGGCATTTCGGTTCAGGAGGCATTGGGATATGTCAAGGATGGTTTTGTCAGTGGCGCCAATGCCACGGGGCAGTTTACCGACATTGTGAAGGAATACCCTGCATACTTCAAGGAAGCCGGACTTTCTGCAAGCCAGTTTATCTCCATCACAGCCCAGTCGAGCAAGATGGGTATTGTTTCAGATAAGGCAGTTGACACGATCAAGGAAGCCAACATTAGGCTCCGCGAAATGTCAACCGCTACCTCCGAAGCACTCGACGGCATAGGTATCAGTTCCGCTGAAATGCAGAAGAAGCTCCAGGACGGTTCGATGACCACCTTTGAGGCAATGCAACAGGTCAGTGCCAAGCTCAATGAAATGGCTGACAACAGCCCCGCCACAGCCGCAGCAATATCGGACATCTTCGGTGGACCCGGTGAGGATGCAGGTCTTCAGTACCTACGCACCCTCAAAGATATTGAAACCGACCTCGATGTTACCAAAGAAAAAGCCGGAGACCTCGCAAGAGTACAGGAGGAACAGATGAACAGCCAGATAGAACTGGATAACACGCTTGCTTCTCTGTTCGATGCCACCGGCGGCTCCTTTGAGGAGATGACCGCCACCGCAAAGACGTGGGTCAACAACGGCATTGTCGCCATGATTAAAGGCTGTGTCGAACTCGTCAACTGGTTCATCGACCTCTACAACAATTCTATGGTTGTCAGGGCGGGTGTCGCATCTATCGCCATCCAGTTCAAGACTGCATGGTCCATCATCAAGAATGTATGCATCATGCTTGTCGATGAAATCATGGGTCTCGGCAAAATCATCAAGGGTGTCCTCACTCTCAGTTGGGATGATGTGAAAGCCGGGTGGAACCAGTTCCGTCAGGCTTCCGTCAAGGCAGTCAAGAATGTAGTCAACGATACAGTTGATGCCTACCAGGAGGCGTGGTCTGAAATCAAGGACGGACAGATAGAACACGTCAAGCTCGATGTCAACTCCGTTGTCAACACTGGAGCCGACGGAGCAGGTGCCGGAGGCAGTGGCGGCGGGGGAGGTAAAGGCAAGAATCCCGGCAAGACCAAGACCAAAGGAGGCAAGGGAGGTGGCAAAGGTAAGGACACTGCCGCAGAAGCCGCCAAAGAAGAAGCACAACTCCTGCGCAAAGCCGAAGATGAACTGCTTAAAATCACGATGGAGTCAGTCGAGACACGTCGCAAAAAGGTGGAGCTTTCCTACAAACGTCAGATAGAGGACTATCAGAAGATGCTTGTTGAGAAGAAGAACCTTACCGAAGCCTCGCGCACGGCAATTCTCTCCATCATTGACTCACTCCAAAAGCAGCAGACGCAGGCACTCGCCAAGTTTGATGCCGAGGAAATCAAAAAGGAGATTGAGCATAAGGAAAAGCTCAATCAGTTGAAGCTCGAAGCTGTTAAGGAAGGCACCGACCAGGAGTTTGAACTTCGCCGTAAGAGCCTCGACAATCAGCAAGCCATAGCAGAGCAGGAAGCCATACTCGCTTATGAAAATGAGACCGAGAAGCAGGAGGCTCTGAAAGCCATACGAGAGAAGTATGACAATGAAAGGACTGCCCTCGATGAGGAACAGGCTCAACTCAAAATTGAACGTCAGAAGCAAGAGCTTGAAAACGAGATAGCCGAACTTGAATATGCTCAATCCGAAAGAGAACTTCGTCAGATGGAAGGCTATCAGATGGATGAGGAGCATTATCAGGAATGGAGGCAGAGAGGTCTCGAAGAAATGGACGAACACCAGGCGGAGCTTCTTACGAAACAGGAGGAAGCCGCCGCCGCAGAACTGGAGGCGCTGATTGCTCGCGGTCAGCTTGCCACACAGACCACCGAAGAATATGAAGCCGAAATCCTCGCTGCAAAGCAGAAGTCTGCTGATGCTCAGAAAAAGACAAACGATGTTATTGTCAAGAATGAGCAGGCAAAGGCACAGGCGATGAAGGCTGTAACATCATCTCTGACCGGACTGCTCGATACTCTCGGCGAAAGCAACTCCGCATTTGCCAAGATGTCGAAAATCATCACCCTCGCACAGATTGCGATTGATACTGGTAAGGCTCTGTCCGCAGGTATCGCCTCTGCATCATCTATGCCGTTCCCTGCCAACATCGCCGCTATCGCCACCACGGTAGCCACGGTGCTTGCCAATATCGCCACAGCAATCTCCACAGTGAAGTCTGCCAAGTTCGCCACTGGTGGTAAAGTCACTGGTCCCGGTACGGGCACATCCGACAGCATCCCCGCCATGCTCTCCAACGGGGAGTTTGTGATGACAGCAGCCGCCACCAAAATGTTTGAGCCGTTGCTGATGACGATGAACAACATCGGTCGAGGCGTACCGATGCAGGTACTCAACTCGTCGCAGAGCATCAATCAGGCAGAAATGCTTACAGACTCCTTTGAATCCGCCGCCCGTGAGATAAAGCCAGTTGTCTCCGTGGTTGAAATAACAGAAGCCCAGGACAGGGTGGAGATGATAGAGAACCTTGATACCTATTAATCAGCCATGACGAATTATGAATTACTGATAATGAACCGTAGTATGGTTGAGGTGCTGCTCTCCAACCATATCAACATCAACGACGTTCAGAACCTGCAAATATATGAGCAGTTTATGGATATGAAAAAGCAAGGACACAAAGTGACTTACATCACAGTGTTCCTTGCTCATAAGTACGGAATGACGGACAGAGGCATTTACAAAATCATAAAGCGTCTGAGCCGTTCTGTGTCTGTCAATCAGCAGCCACCGTCAGGAGTGGAGAGCCAAACGCTTTGATGGTGTCCTCGCTGTCTCTGCCGGACACCGCCTTCCCCATAGCCAGTTCGATCCTGTCGAGAAGCCGGACTGCACGGTCAATGATGAAGCCGTCGAAGTCGTCGGCTTTCAGCAGATCATAGTCAACCTTGTGGGAAGTGATAGCCTCCCTCATCTGGTCTTGTGTAAGGCCCTTGTTAGCCATAGTACCTATGTATTCGCTCGGCGCACGACCACCGATAGAACGGTTGGTGCTTGCGTAGATAGGGGTCTTGTTGATGACGGAGTTCCACTTCGTTGAATCATACCCCTGCTGTTCGCAATAGTTCTGGGGGAAGATATGATGGATGTCAGTGCTTTCGTCAAGGTAGGTTGCAATATCCATCTTATTGGCGCTCATAAAGTCAAGCGGAGAATCCTGCAAGATGAGAGCCATGACGCCCTTGTAAGCCGCAGAGTTTCGCGTCTGCATAGAAAGTAACCTTCGGGGTTGGAAGCTCGCTCTGACTACTGTTTCCGGCTGTTCTCCGCCGTTTATTTGGTTGAATACATCCACGATGTCGGAGGCATAACGGGTTTCGTTGGCACCCCCATACAATTCGCCGAAGACACCGCACCAGTACCAGTGTGCAAGGATGTCCTTGTTCGTCTGTATTTGCAGATTGATTCCGTCAATCTCTGCATAGGCGAAGATAGCCGCCAGAGGTACCAACTGGGAAGTATATGGAAGGTTTTGAGCAGTGAACACCCCTTGATTGATAAGGAAGCTCGCCGCCTTGATGAATCCCGACACAAGATAATCCCGGTTTGCTTTGTAGTCATCGAGAACCATCTTTAACACATCTCGCTTCTTGCAGGAGACAGCAGCCGTTCCGTTCAATGACTCACGATAACTGATGAGCAGAGCCATCGCTGTAAGGAAGTTGGTGTTCTCCACCACCCGGAGTATGTCAGCCTGTTTGGTCGCCTTGAATGTCGCCTGAACATCATCCCAATCATCACGGAGATTGAACTCGTCAGCCGCAAATGTCGCAGTAACAAGCTCAAAGACCGTCAGCTTCACACCGCCAGTATTGACGTTCTCGAATATCTGACAGACAGCTTCCTTTGAGGTATCCTTCGTCACGTTGATGATAGGAATTTTGTAAGACTGGATTTTCTGTAAGACTTGTTGGTTGAACTCCTTGAACAGTTTTCGGATTGTTGCATCACCCTCATAGTAGTCGTTCAGCTCCAGCATCCAATCTGAGGAAGCCGAGAGATCGAGAGCAATGTTCAGAGGGTACATTAGCTCCTTAAACTCGTTCTCCCTGGTGGAGAGGTCAAGTATCACGGTTCTGCCGATGTCCTCGGTCAGTTGCTTCTTCTCGTTGATTGAGATGACGGCATCCAGTCTGTCCGCAGTCTGATCAAGAGCCTTGCGGATGTCGAGGTAGTAGTGGCGCAGAATTACTTTGTCCTTGTTGGTAGCCGGACGGGTAGCCACTGGCTCCGCAGTCTTGAAGACCTGGTATAAGGTTGTCAGGCGTTGCTGTCCGTCCAACACAAGAAAATCGGGTTCGTTGAGGTTGGTAGCCGTTACGCCTTCAAGGGGACGGTATTTGAACCTCACACTACTGTTGCCAGTCTGGAGAAACATAGCCGCTCCCATAGGGAAGCCGGAAGATATGCTCTCTATCAACTTACAGATTTTACCATCATCCCACACCCAGCTACGCTGAAAGTCGGGGAGCTGTGCCTTTCCATTGCCGACCCAAGTCAGCAGCTCCGAAAGGTCATGGTCAACTGAATGGACTGCCATAATCAGAAGTCGTCTGTGAAGCTGCCCTTCTTGTCGGTCGCCACAGCCTCGGTTAGTATGTTATATTCTTTCGTCAGGAAGCCGGAGATTTTGTCCTTCTTCCATTCCTTCTCATAGTTTGTGTCGCCATTCAGCTCAATCCTAATCTTTGCAATGCCGGAGAGTAGCTGTTGTATCTGCTCTGGTGTCAGGGCATAGGTTGCATGGATGGTGAAAGTCTTGACGATGATGCCGCTGACATTCTTCACCTCGCCTATGTTGTCGGAGAGTGTCTTGTTTGAATACTCTGTCAGGGTCAATACATCGCCGTTGGATGTCTTGACAAGCATCCTCGCCCCAGCCGGGGCTGATATCGGCTCACTGGAAGCCAGTGTTGCATCAAGATAATACTGGACTGCACCATCTTTGACGGAGGCGGACAGACCCAGTGAGAGAACGACCTTATCGGACATACTTCGGAATGGTTTTGACTCACAGGAAATAAGCCGTAGCCCGGTGTCCGTTACCCGGTCATCAACTATTTTCTGTGCTGATGCTGAAAGCGAAACAAGCATCAATGTCAAAAAGTAAATAACTTTTCTCATTGTAAGGAGTTGTTTTGTTGTTTATCTTTGTTCTCATCACAAAGGACAACAAAAGGCGTGGACTACTTGTAGAAGCCTCGGTATCGCCAAACACCGCTTCACAGCACAAGTAGCCCACGCCGTGTGCGTAGGCATTACCTTGTAGCGCTGTGAAAGATAAAATTTGGCGATTTCAGGCTTTCAGCTTACAAGCTAACGCTTTCGTTTTCCTCTATGTCCGGTATAACAGCGGTCAAAGGCTGCCAAACCAAGTGCAAAGATAGTCAAAAATAGCTGATTTAAGGAGATTTCACACTGAAAATATTGTGTATATGATTAGTTACCCCGGCAAGTTACCCCGCACCCGTCGTAGCGAAATTCTTGAAAAACAAAGCATAAGATAGTGAAAATAAAGAAGTTGTGATTTTCGCATATCATTTTTCTTGATTAACTTTACAGAGTCAAAAATCACAAACTTTGATAATGTCTTAAATCAAGAAGGTATGTATATATCGAATGCAATCCAGGAGCCGGGCATGAAGAAGTTCTACTCATCCGAGTTCGGTTTCCTCCACGCCATCATTGCCGATGGTAGGCTGTGGTTCAACATGACAGACCTTTGCAATGCCCTCCGTATGGCTCTGCGGGATGCAAAGAATGAGTGTGAACTTGCCAACTGTGAAGTCAGGGAGTATAATGTACGCAGAGCCAAGTTCACGAGCTGCAACTGCTATGTTGACGAAGACGGGATGCACACCATCATCGTCGAGAGCCGGAAGACAAGAGCCAACGCCTACCGTCAGTGGATTGAAGCTGTTGTCTGCTTCTCCCTCCGTAATCCCCAAAAGTCGCTCGCCCTGCATGAGCTGGATCTCACTGGCAGGGAAACATCGTGGGAGGTCAGGAAAGCCTATATGAATCAGGCGAAAGCCAACGAAGCACTCGCCAAAGCACTGGTAGAAAAGTTCGTCCGGGAAGCCACCGCAGAGGAACAGAAACGACGCAGTAAGACAGCCAAGACAAAGAAATCCTCCAAAGCCAAGAAAGCATCGGGGAGCAAAGGAACATCATCCCCCAAGTCGGCACCGAAAAAGACCAAGACGATAGAGCCGAAGCCCTTCATCCCATTGGACGGACACATGACGGTTGAGCAGTTCTTCAGGGATGAAATTCCTTACGATGAGTTCTGCTATTACCTTGATGGCTTGCTTGCCGATGCTCAGGCTCACATAGTTCTGCTCGACAAGAAAAGCCAGTGGGAGGCACAGCACAGAATCAATGTCATTACCGTCTTTGAGCAAATGCTTAAAGCCAACGCCGGGAACATCAAGTATGTCCCGAAGGTCGCCTGTTTCTGATGATTTGTAAGCAAAAGTTAAACTTGAAACTTTCTCGCAAAAGCTCTGCATTTTAATGAGTTATGGCTTTCGCATTTCTAACTTATTGATTATCTTTACAGTAGAAAATAAAACAAGAACCACAAAGTCAAAGAAGAAAATGAGAAAGTTTGAAACTCACATAGAAGATGCAGAAGTTAGTTGCACATTAGTCGCTCGCAACCAATGTGGCCCCGATGAATACGAGGTCGTTATAAAAATCGAAAATCGGCTCTACCGCATCTACACACTCGTCGGCCCCTTCGAGCCAGATGAAGAAGTCTGCAACCGGGTTTATTCTGAATGGAAGAACGGCTACCACAATGATGTAATCCCCGAAATAATCTGAAATACATGGAAAAGAAAGTTTACCTCCTGTATACAGGCAATGCCTGGTTGAACACATCATCTCTCCAGTTGCTCGCTGTCTGCACCACTACCGATAGAGCCGTTGAGCTTGCAGTCGAACACGCCAAAGGTGGAGAAGAACCCCTTGATGATGAATCAAAAGACGAACTGGAGTCGCAACGTCAGACCTACGGCAGGGATGAGAACTACCTCATCTGTGAGACTGAGTTGGACGAACTTGACTGAACCCCTAAAAGCAAAGATATGAAGCAGAAAGTATTTTTGGTGTATGTGCTGATTGAGTATTCAGCCGAAAGCACCACCGACACCCATTATGTTTACTCATCCCTTGAAAAAGCTCACGAAGTAATGACCCGCGAGATAGCCGAAGCCAGAGAGAACTTCGACATAGAAAGCGGTGGATTTATCTCTCATACCGACCGCTGTCAGGAGTGGTGCAACGATGACGGACAAAGCTATTCCATCGGCATAGAGGAAATGGAGGTGCTGTAAAAATTTCCGACACCGCAGAAAAATAAATGGCGGTTGATTTTCGCACTTCAATCATAATGACTAACTTTACATTAGCAAATAAAGATAACCTAAATAGAAAAGAAGATGAACAAGAAAATTGTGAAAGCATTGTTCTCCTACGCTGTAAGCAAGGAACAGATACGCCCGATCATGCAGGGCGTACACTTCGAGGAGGATGTATGCGTAGCCTCTGACACTCATGTGTTGGTGGTGTACAAGGCATCGAATCCAGCACTTGCCGGAAAGACCAAGCTCGAAAATGGCACTGACATCGAGGGGAAGTATCCATCTTTCAAAAGAGTAATCCCCAAGAAAGCAGGCACGCCAGTCAACAACAACTGGAGCCAAGTGTATCGGGCAATCAAGTGGTTTAAGAAACAGGAAGGCTGCAATCCCAACGACAGGCTCGTTGTTGGCAACTGCCACGTTTCAATGGCGACGCTACTCAATGCCCTCGAAGTGTTCAACGCCGCCGGCGACCTCAGCTTCATGAAAGTCTCGACGATAGACCCGGGTCGTCCTATCCTCCTTGAATCCGAACAGCTCACAGCTATTGTAATGCCGTGTCAGTCTGAGCCGGAGAAGGTTGACCTCGAAAGACAGGACTGCGAAAGTGTGGTAGTTTCCTACGCCAACCTCATCAACACCTACGCAATAGAGAGTGCAAAGCCCAAAGAAGCCAAAGTAGAGATGGCTTGGCTGTAATCACAAGACTGGAAATTAAAACAAGAATATGCAAGTAAATGAAATTAAGCTTTCAGAGATAGCTACGAGCGCTCTGAACCCTCGCAAGACATTCGACGAGACAGAGTTGAAGGAGCTTGCGCAAAGTATCGAAGCCAACGGACTGATTCAGCCTGTAACTGTCCGCAAAATCAATGGCGAAGACGGCAAGAAGTATGAAATCGTATGTGGCGAGCGCCGCTTCCGGGCAGTTACCCTGCTCGGCAAGGAAACCATACAAGCCGTAGTGAAGGACCTCGATGACAAGCAGGCATTCGCCTGTATGGTCATTGAAAACCTCCAGCGTAAGGACATCGACCCGATGGAAGAAGCCCAGGCGTTGAAGTACCTCTACAACAGGGGAGCTGTTTCGGTCAAGGAGATAGCGAAGATGCTCGGCAAGAGCCAGAGTTTCGTTGTCAACCGCATTCAGTTGAACAACATCATCCCGGAGTTCGTCGCCTTCCTCAGAGAAGGAGTATTGAACCTCGTGCATCTCCAAGTAATCAGCAATCTCCGCAAGGATCAGCAGAAGATGTTGCTGGAGCTACGCTTTCAGCCCTCGCAGATGGAACGCTGGGAGAGCAAGATTCCGAAGGTGGAGACGCTGAAAGCATGGATAGATGAAAGCGTCATGGGTCTGCTGTCCTCAGCTCACTTCGACCCCGAAGATGAGACCTACACCTCCTGCAAGGAGAAGACTGGGTGCCAGTCCTGCAAGGGATGTAAGTTCTGCACCGCCACATTCCCGACACGTTTCAAGGAGACCGACAATCCCCGGTGTATGAATATCGAGCTGTATCGGCTCAAAAATCAGGAGGCAGTTCTGCGTAAGGCAAAAGAATCTGGTCTGCCGTTAGTCTATTCCGGGAGCAAGGAAGACAACGCCACCATCATCTCTGCCGCCAACGCAATGTTGCTGTACCCACAGCCACTCGGAAGCCGTGAATACCTCGTCGTGCCGGAGCCGCCTGTCAGGGAGAATTTCTCCGATGAAGAAAAGTACAACATCCGTTACCAGTCCTACGAAAGAGTCAGGGGTGTATTCGATGACAACCTCAACGCTGGCATGATTGTCGAAGTCTTTGAGGTGTCCTTTCACGGGAACCTCAGTGGAGAAGTCAAGTATCTCTACAATGTCAAGACAGATGAGAACGGCGACGCAGACCGTGTTCAGGAGGCACAGGCTAACCGACTGACTGAAATCCGCACACAGCTCCGCACCGTAGAAGAAAAGAAGCAGGAGGACCGCGTAGAACGTCAGCGTGCCTTCTTTGAAGGCTCCACATCATTCTCCGAGAAGCCCGGCGCCGTCGATGAAGTAGAAGAAAACGTGTTCCTCGCCCTGCTTGCCAGCAGTCTGCCCGCCACCTTCCGCAAGAACATCGGTCTCGACCTTGAATCATCCAAAGACATGACCCAGTCCTTCGAGAAGGTCAGCACCCACAAGTCTGTAATTATGCGTGAGTTCATCCGCACGATGCTTTCCGACAAGAAGGTATGTTATTCGCAGGGGTTCGCCAATCTGCTCGACATCACAATGAATCATACCTACGCAGAAGATGTAGCCGTCATAGACAAGGACCTCGCCGCAGAGTATGAAAAGAAGTGCGAGAACTATGAGAAAACCATTTCGGAACTGGAAGCCTCTCTCAAAGAAGCGCAGGCTAAATCTAAAGAGTCAGAGGAGGTCACAGAAATGCCCGCAGAAGACACGACTGAGGCTCAAACTGACAAACCCTCATCCGACACAAAGAACGAGCCACAGGAAGTCCCAAATGAAGCCACAGAGGTCGCCGACGGCGAGACTGAACAATCGGAACAGAAAGAAGCGTAACAAATCGGAGTTGTCAGCCCGGACATTTGTCTATGGCTGACAGCTCCACATCATTCCACAAATAACGTAAAATAAGAAAACCTTATGAAGCTACTATTTTTCGACTTGGAGACCACTGGCACGCAAGCCGACAAGCACGGCATCCATCAGTTGTCCGGCAGTATCGTAATCAACGGCGAAGTGAAGGAGAAATTCGACCTCCGCGTCCAGCCTAATCCCGGAGCCGTCATAGAGCAGGGTGCCCTCGACGTTGCCGGAGTAACACAGGCGCAGATAATGGCGTACCCTCCCATGCGCGAAGTGTACGACAAGTTCATCAATATGCTGTCAAAGTATGTTGACCGCTACGACCGCTACGACAAGTTCTTCCTCGTCGGCTACAACAACGCCTCCTTCGACAATCAGTTCCTCCGTGCCTGGTTCGGACACAACGGGGACAAGTATTTCGGCTCATGGTTCTGGGCGAACAGCATCGACGTTATGGTAATGGCAACCCCATACCTCGCCGACCGTCGCAGTCAGATGGTCAACTTCAAGCAAGGTACCGTAGCCAAGACCCTCGGCATCACTGTCGAAGATGACAAGCTCCACGATGCCCTCTATGACATCGACATCTGCAAGGCAATCTACGATATAGTCTGTGCCAAATACTGATACCGCCATGAAGTTCGTACAAATCCACACCCTTGCGGTCGATGATAAGACCGCAGAGGTTACAATCAAAGGTCCGACCTCCCCGATGCTCGCAGCGCAGGCTGTAACCAAGAGCGACGATTTCAAGAAGATTCCGATGACCGGACTCTATGAACTTGAAACCGAAGACAAGGAGTTGTTCACTACCATGCTCCACGCCGACATAGACCCGCGCCGAATCCCCATCTACTGCATAGAGCTTATGTTCAAGCACTACGTCGTCATAGGCGACCTCGGCACCGACACGCTCCCCATCCTCATAGACCTCGGCGACAGTATTCCCACAGTTGCCCCGGTGTATCAGGAATTTCCCTGGATTAAGGTTCCGGCAGTGGATGATATTGTCGCCGCCCTCAAAGACGTTGACTCATTCAAGAACCGGGAGACCTATCGCAAACTGGTCGATGGTGTCTGCGACAAGTGGTTCCTCCATAGAGGGCGAGGCAAGATTATGATTGCCCGCAAAGCAAAGGATATTGATGTTACCCGATGGTGGTACCATCTGAAACCCGGTCAGAAGCGCACGATCATGAAGTCCTACTCCAAGTGAGCATCATCCCAACGTCACAGAAGGCATCCTCCGGGGTGCCTTCTTTTGTATCTGTTAGCAAAAGTTAAACTTGTATTTGATGAAAATAATTGCGTAACACACTGTAAATAAATGAGTTATGGCTTTCGCACCTCAACTTTAATGATTAACTTTACAGTAGAAATTAAAACATAACCTATAAAGTCAAAGAAGATGAAAGTCAACAAGTCAAAGTTATTTAAGATTGCTCATGCAATCCTCCGAAAAGGAGAAGCCGAGAATTTCAGCCAAGCTCTGAAATCTGCATGGAAGGCAATCAAAGTTTACTCCCGGATGCTTGTAGGCAGCGTGGAGTTGACCTTCAAGAAGGTCAATGGCGAAATCCGCCACGCCATCGGGACGCTGTTCAACCTCAACTATGTAAGAAAGACCACAGGCGAAGGCGATGCCAAGAACGCAGATGTAATCTGCTTCTGGGACTGTGAGAAAGAAGCCTTCCGTTCTTTTAAAGCCGCAACCCTCATCTAAGAAGCTATGAGCAATCCCCATACCTACGAGCAAATTGTAGAAGCCATCAACAAGGCTCCGAAAGGCGGCAAGTATCGCTTGCTCCTTCAACGTACCATAGACGGACACAAGTGTCGTGCATACGCAAGAATCGTCACCATAGACGATACACAATACTGGAGCATAGAGTTTCAGGTCATCGGTCTTTGCGACGTGCATTCTCGCATGATAAAGATGTTCGGCATCATCTTAGAGAAGATAGACAAAATGAGCGACAAAGAACACATCGTCCTTTGGCGATACTAAATCGAAAGCTATGAAACTGACAGACGAACAAGTTCAGGCAATCGTAGATGATATAGTCTCCAAGATGGAAGCCATCATCGAAGACCCCTGTGACGGAGATTATTCGGACTTTGAATGTTACGAGGACGAGTATGGTCATTGTTACAATTTTGGCTCACACTCTATTGAATCGGAGTTGGAAGAAATCGGCATAGACGGGCTTCCCGGCATCCCTGCTGATGACAGCGACATCTGCATTTCAGCCGACTATACGGTAGATATAGACTTCCACGATGATTACGACCCCGATGAAGAAGCACTCCTTTGGCTCGGCCCCGACGGGCATGGAATGAATGGTGCCCCATATCGAATGACCGATGTAGTCAAAGACATGGAGCAATGTGAAACCTTCATCGGGGAGTTGTTGGAACTGCTCATAGAAGCCAACAGTAATGAGTGCCTGTATGCCCTCGAAGATGAAGACGAGGAATAAGATAACGACTAAAAGCCAAGACCATGACAACCGAAGAAAGTTTTGCACAACTGGAAGCATTGCAGAGCGAGAAGAACCCCTACGACATGACCCGTGAAGAATTGCTGTCATTCACACAGGAGCAGAAGAACGCCCGCTATAAATTGCAGCTCAAATGGAAGGAGAAGCAAGAGGCGAAAATCCTCCAAGCCATCTACAACATCGTTCCGAAAGTCGGTTTACCCTGTACGATATGTTATTGGAGCGACAAGAGAGCCGCCACAGTAAGCCGCATAATCTCCGACCGTAAGATTGCAGTTCGCCACAACAAGACTAACTGCCTCGACTGGTATGGTAGCAGATATGAAATCCTGCCGGAGCTTGAAGAAGATGAGGACATCTTTACCAAGCGAAGAAACGAACGTTGGTGTATGGAAGGACAGGCTTTCAAAGATGGGGTTCATCTGATGCTTCACTACCAAAGACACTACATAGATCCCAGTTTTTAACTGAACCGATAGCAAGCGTTATCATATACGTCCAATTTCATTTGTAGATGGAGCTTTTAGGATTGCTCCATCTTCTTTTTGCTGTTTCCGATAAGAGTTGACTGCTTGATGATAGCCTTCTTTGTGGCGATAGAGCCTCCGCCGCTCAGACCGCAATGAAGCAGATAGGACTTCTTCGCTCCGATGTCCTCAGCTGTCAGTACCGAATAGACTGCCGTAATGCTTGAAAAGTAGTAGTCCTTTCTTTCTCCTCTCGGACGGGAGAAAATGTGAACATGGATAACCTTAGCCATATAGCAAATATTCCAAATGATTGTTATTTGGAGCAAAATTAACACACAAAATCAGGAGTAACCTCATAGCAGCCGATGAAGTAACTGAACGACAGTGTTCACTCTAATTCATAGCACTTTATATATGTTTGTCATGCCTTGAAAGTAACTTTGCGATAAAGTAATTCACAAAGCTATGGCAATCCTTAAAATTTACAACGACATTGTTGGCGAAGAAGATAAAGTCATGCTCCAGATGTGGGAGGGCATAGACGGCATCTGCTTCAAAGACATTGACGGCTTTCTCGCCAGTATGAAGCCCGACGATGATGATGTTGACATCCGTATTCATTGCCGTGGCGGTGATTGCGTCGAAGGCTGGGCTATCTACGACAAGCTCCGTCAGTCCGGCAAGACAATCTCCTGTACCGTCGAAGGCGAGTGTTCGTCGATGGCTACCATCATCCTTCTTGCCGCACCTCTTGAAAGGCGACACGCAACAGACAACTCCCACTTCTGCATCCACAATCCAGCCGCCGCATGGCCCGACCTCGGTTGTCACGACCGTTTCACAGCCGATGCCATTGACGCAGGGATCAAGAAGCTCGGCTTACAGGTTGAGCAGCTTCGCAACGAGCAGAAAAAAATCCTTTCGCTGTATGTGGACCGCACTGGCGCAGATGAAACCGAACTCCAGGAGCTTATGGATAAGGACATTTTCATCAATGCTGACCGTGCCCTTGAACTCGGCTTTATTTCGGAGGTGCTTGCACCCATCACCGCAAAGCGTATAAGAACATTTAATAACATCAAATCAACCCGCAAAATGAACAAAAAGAAAGCAAAAGTAAGCGTTGAGCGCGGTGTAATCTCGCGCCTCCTCGCAAAGGCTGGCTACAAGAAGCTGTCCGACGTCAAGATGAACGCCCTCGCAGTCACCGCTGCTGACGGTACTGAACTGACCATCGAGCGTGAGGAAGGCGAGCCGCAGGTCGGCGACGCCGCTTCTCCCGACGGTGAGTTCGTCATGGAAGACGGCTCCACCATCATCATCGCTGATGGCGTAGTAACTGACATTGTGCCTGCCGACGACGACGTGACCGCCGAAGGTCTCGACGAAGACGAGCTCATGGAGAAGGTCGAGGAGCTTCAGACCGAAAACGAAACCCTCACCGAGGAGGTCGATACCCTCACACAGGAGAAGGAGGAACTGGAAGCCCAGCTCGAAGCCCTCAAGGGTGCCCGCGTCCTCTCGTCCAACGAGAAGGTCATCCTCGCCAAAGTCAACCGCGCCGGCGGTCTCGCATGGCTCAACAAGGTATGCGCATCATCTTCTAAGGAATCGCCCGCTGGCCGTGGCTTCCGTGAGAACCGCAACGGCGACGCCGCACAGGAGACCCCCGTTCAGAAGGCTCTCCGCGAGAAGAAGGAGGCTCTTGCCAAGAAGCGCAACAAGTAAACAGTTCCCCAACCTCCATTAACAAGTAAATTTTAACGACAATGATTAACTTCAAAAATTTCACCGTCGATAATGGTGCGATTCGGGACCTCTCCGAGCTCCTGTTTCTCAGCACCTTCAACGACCCCGACCTTGAAGTTGTCTGCACCACCGAGACTGGTGTGTACGACGGAAAGAAGCTCGGCTACATCGACAGCCTCGGTGATGTAGGTAAGAACGCCTCCGGCTGTTCGCCCACATACGAGAACATCAACGTGACTGGCATCGAAAAGACCTGGGAACTCGGAGACTATCAGATTCCTCTGAAAATCTGCTACGACGACCTGGAGAACACCATCGCCAAGTATTCGCTCAACACTGGCACTGACCGTGACGAAATCATCGGCACCGCCTACTGGAACGATATCGTCATTCCTCTGCTGACCCGTGCCATGCAGGAGATGCTGTGGCGTATCGCCTGGTTCGGCGACAAGGATGCCAAGAACTTCGCCGACAGCGGTCTGCTCACGGCAGGTATCAACAAGAATCTGTTCACAATGGCCGACGGCTTCTGGAAACGCCTCAAGGCAATCACCACCGCCAACGCTCATCAGCTCACCACCATCGAAGCCAACACCAAGAAGGACACCAGCACCACACCGAAGGTTACCTATGCTACGCAGAAGGCAGCCATCCGTGAGGAAGGTGTCGCCATCGGTATCGTTGACTCGATGCTCTCTGACGCTGACTCACGCATCTTCGACAAGCCCGACCACGCCATCTTCATGACGAACTCACTGTTCAAGGCCCTCCGCAACGACGTGAAGCGCCTGCACAACCTCCAGCTCGAACTGGAGATGGTTACTTCCGGCATCCAGCTCTCCAAGTATGACGGACACCCCGTAGTGGTGTGCGACATCTGGGACCGCATGATCAAGAAGTATGAGGACAACGGCACGTCGCTCAACTGCCCGCACCGCGCCCTGGTTACTTCCGCATCGAACCTGTTCATCGGAACAAGCGACACGGATGCCATCGCCAAGACGGACATCACCTTCGACCATGTAACTCGTCTGAACCACATCTATGCCGCCTCGAAAATCGGCACACTCATCGGCGAAGACGACCTCGTTCAGGTTGCATTCTAAATCCCAATCATCATGAGCACTCAGAGTTGTGACTATAAGCTCGCCGCAGATATGATGGCGAATTGTGAGAACCCTTCCACAAAGGGTCTCCGCAACTATGGCTATCTCATCAACTACGATGATATAGACTTTGAAAGCTGTGTCCGCGATGAGAGCAACCCCAATGTCCTGACCACTCTGGTATTACAGACTGGCAAGAAAGCCTATCGTATGTACGTGCCCGGTAAGACTCCTTACACGGGCACGAACAAGGCTCTCGCCGAAGGCACATACCGCAAGAACTTCACGAAGGGTGTAAGCCTCGTGATACTCGACAACGGTCCCGATGTGGTCAAGGACATCATCAACCCTCTTGCAAACGGTCTGTTTGTCGCCATCATGGAGAACAAGTATGGCGGCAAGGACGGCAAGAACACCTTCGAGATTTACGGCTTCGAGCAGGGTCTTTCGGCTACTGCACTCGCTGATGACAAATACTCGGAGGACACCGAGGGTGGATGGTCCGCCACACTGGAGGAATCGGGCGCTCCCTCTGCCGGAATATTCCTGTTCAACCAGTCCGTTGCGGCTACCCGCACAGCACTGGCATCCCTTGTAAGTGGTACCTAACAGTTTGTCGCCATGACATACGAAGAAACCATGACCCGTCTCAAAGAAATGGAAAGCCGTTACCAAGACGGCTTTTCATCTCTTGACCGCTCGCTTCTCGATAGCCTGTACTTCAACATCTTTGGCAGAGAAATCACCAACAGAGGTTGTAGCGACTGCTATCGGGATGCTTATATGGAAATACTCATCTATCTCAAAAGAAACAAAGCCATGCCTAAGAAATCCGATTTCGTGCTGAAACCGGGAGCCATCATCACATTCTTTGGGGAGCCGAAGTGCTACTCAAACGCTAACATCACTGATGAAGCCGCCCTCCGCTTTCTCGCCATGAATCCTTCCAACGAAAAGCTGTTTGAGCATCTGCCCGAAGGCTGGAAGTCCCGGCTCCCCAAGTCCGACACTCCCGAAGTCGAAGACAAGGATGCCGTCATCGCTCGTCTGACGAAGGAGAACGAACAGCTCCGCAAAGAAAACGAAGATCTGAAATCCTCTGCCCCTCGCAAGAAAGGCAAGAAGAAGTCAGAGCCTGAACCCGATCCCGCTCCTGCCGCAGAAGCCTCTGCCGACGAGCCTCCCACAGAGACCGCCCCGGAGGAAGCAGCAGTTGAGACCGCCGAAACTCCCGACCCCTCCGACGCTGATGAAGTCAGCATCGAAGAACCCGAAGAAGCTCCCGACCAGGAGTAATACCCACCACCTCCCAACCGATACCCAAGAATGAATGTCAATAACGTAATCAGACCGCGCAAGAGGTTCAGCACCTCATATCTAAGCCAGCTCAATATCCAAGCCTATGGCTCCGATAACCTGTATCCGCAAAGGATGAGTGACCTTATTGAAAACAGTCCGACAGGTGGCACTTGTCTGGAGCGTTATCAGACATTCATTGAGGGTAACGGATTAAGCAACACCGATTTTTCGGAGTATGTCTGCAATCACAAGGGAGAAACCATTGATGATATATTCTCCCTCATAGCACTGGACATCGCCAAATATAACGGCTTTGCCCTGCACGTCAATTACAATCTCGCTTGTGAAATCTGCGAGATACAGCACATCCCCTTTGAGAACTGTCGTCTTGAAGAAGAAGACGATGCCGGATGTGTAACCTACATCAATGTTCATCCCGACTGGGAAGGAAACAAGACACGCAAGGGGAGAAGAATCAATGTAGATCGCTCCACTGTAAAGAAATATTTCACATTCAATCCCATCCCCTCCGTAGTGATTGACCAAATCCAATCTTGCGGAGGCATAGAGCATTATAGCGGACAGGTATTGTGGGTGTCGTTGAATGGCAAGTACACTTATCCCAAACCCATCTACGACAAGGTTGTAACGAATCTATCCACAGACGAAGGTCTTGATAATGTCAAGTACCGCAACGTCCGCAACGGCTTCATGCTGTCCGGTCTTTTCGTCCATAAGAAAAGCGTCCAGTATGAGTTCGATGAGAACGGCAATGCCAAAGAAAAGGAAGATTCGCAGTATGACCTCAGTGACAGCCTCGATGCCTTTCAGGGTGACAACAATGCCTGCTCCATCATGGAGATTGTCGTCAACTCCGCAGATGATAAGCCGGAGTTCATCAATGTAGAAGGCACCAACTACGATGACAAGTTCACAGTAACAGAGTCAAGCACAACAGAACGAATTTACTCCGCTTTCGGACAGGAGCCGTGGTATTGCATCAGAATAGGCAAACTCGGCTTTTCAGGCGATGTCCTGGCCGAAGCATACGAATATTACAACTCATACGTCAGCAAGCAGCGCAGAGCAATTTCCAGAGCCTTGAAACGCATCTTCGACCATTGGTTTGAAGTTGCCAATCCCTCGGACAATTATGAGATAGAGCCGCTTGTCTACATCTCCAACAAGTCGGCAGAATCATCCCCCATAAATTCCAAAAAAAACTGATATGGAACATTTGATTACTCCGGCAGAGGTCGCCAAATATGGCAGACCCATCAGCAAAAATACCGATGAAGACAAGCTCAACGCGTACATCATAGAAGCAGAACAGATGAACATAAAGCCAGTCCTCGGAGACTCGCTTTTCCTTTCCATCCTTGAAAAAGGAGAAGACGATGAGAAGATTGGTATGCTTCTGAAAGGTGGCACATATCAGTCCGGAGAAAGGATTTATACCTTCGTTGGACTGAAAGCCGCCATGTCCTACTATGTCTTTGCCAAATACTTGATGGTCGGTGACTTTAACGCCACCCGATTTGGTGTGATGATAAAGGAGGACAATTACTCATCCCACATCTCATCGGCCGAAAGGTCAAATGCTTACAGCGATACTCTGGAGGTAGCCAACTGCTACCTTGAAGATTGTATCGCATACTGTAAGCGCAACGGTTTGATGTCCGGCAACCCCGGTGCGCAGAAGGCTTCAGGCGCAGTGAAAATCAGAAAAATAGGAAAACTTTAATACAACTCACAATGGGATTAAACAACAAGACCAACTTAAAAAGTCAGGCGAGTACCATCCGACATGAGGATCAGGAAGGCCTGAATACTGCTGAAAGGGTCGGTAAAGTCCTGGAGGAGCTGATAGAGTCTGCTGACGCCTCTCTTACAACCGAGACCAACGCAAGAATACAGGCAAACAACAACCTCACTCAACAGTTGACGATAGCCTCGAATACTGCTACCACGGCATACAACGAGGCGAAGGACGCCAAAAGTAAGGCTGTTGCCGCTCAGAACTCTGCCAACGCCGCCCAGTCCACTGCTGACACTGCAAAAGCAACCGCCAATGCCGCAAAAGCTGTAACCGATACGAAGGGTGCCCCCAACGGCATTGCTCCACTCGATGCCAATGCAAAGGTGCCTGCCGCCAATCTGCCCGGATTCGTCGATGATGTCGTAGAGTTTAACGCTATGGTAAGTGGCGTTACCTCTCAGATGATATCTATCAGTAAGAGTGCCGATGACCCCGGCTGTATGGTGGTGTATGATACCGACAACGATGTTTTCCTTCTCGCCGTGTCGAAGGTAGCCGTCGCTGATAATTCCCAATGGGGAACTATCAAACGACCCATCAAGAATCTGAATGCCGCCACTCCCGCCGTTGAAGGTGGAACCCTCCAACAGCAAATCAATGTGTCGGATTACTGGCAGATTCAAAACGGTGGCGCAAGCCTCATTCTCACGCAGTTCACATACTACAACAACTGGCTCGGTGCTGATGCCTATGGAACAGGCACCGCCGCAGGTCGTGTGCCCGAAGGAGGCAAGATTTACACCTGCACCTCGGACAACAAGACCTTCCGTTGGAGTGGTTCGGAACTCATCACAATCGGCTCGGACCTCGCTCTCGGCTTCACTGCAAGCACCGCTTTCCCCGGCGATAGAGGTAAGTCCGTAGAAGACCTCGCCAAAGGTGTACGCATCTTCCCGTTTGATGCCACCTGCTATCATCCATCATCAGAACTATCTGAATGGCCCGCTGGCACCATCGCATTCTGCTATGACAATCATCTTTTCTATCAGAAAGATGAAGATGGTACATGGAGCCAGTACACGCCCTATCTGACCCAAGTCAATTATAAGACTATTCCAAGAACTGACTGCATATTCAGGAATGGCAACGTCCTCTACGCAATGAAGCTTGTAGAAGGTACTGATTACTATGTCCCGGAGGAATATGTAATCGGTAAAAGCGAATTTGATGCTATCCGTTCACAGGTAGCCAATATCGCCATCTATCCCTTCGACGGCATCATGCCGAATAAGACTGGCATCCAACTCCCTAAAAATGGTATTTGGTTCCGTTCCGACGGTACCACGGGAAAATTCTCATTCTTCGGGGAAGATAGCGACACAAATACTTACATTTACAACGAGAATAAGAACGTAGGAGGCGAGGAAGTCCTTGTCGCCCGTTCTGACCGTATGTTCCGTAGCGGCAACGAACTGTACCGCTATGACGGCAAAATGCTCGTAAAGGTTGGTGGCGCATCTGTCGGCAACAACTTCAACGTCACCGTAGAGGTGCCGCTGGATGCCGGGGAATACTACTCTGACATCAAAGCGGAGACGCAGACCCACAATGTCCTCCAAGCTGTACTGGATACTGGATATGCCGCTCTCGGCTTGACTATCACCTTCGCTATCAGTTCAAGCTCGTGGAAGACCTATCAGTACATCGGCCCGAACATCACAAGTACCCAGTTCCTCAACGTCAACAACTGGATTGATATGGCAGGAATGTCAGCCGGAGCAGAAGCAATCATCAATGTAGATGCTCTGTGCCCTCGCTCTGTCGCAGGCTACTATGACAAGAGCAGTGCCATTGACGCAATCCTTTCTGAACAATCCTCATCCGGCATCAAGTATGCCAAGAGTGGACTCGTTATCACGTTCCGCACTGGTGATTACACATGGGAAGCCTACCAGTTCATTGGCGAGGTGTCCGACTTCTCCAACAAAGACCTGTGGAAAGAGTTTGGCGGTGGTGGCGCCGTCAAGACAGAAGCCGAGCCTGCAAAGGATGGCAAGGATGCCTTCTCCACAGGTGGTGCTTATGATATGCAGCAGGCAGCATTCGACCATCTTGACATCGACCAAGATGCTGAGAACCATATCATCAAAGCCATCAACAAGAAAGGCGATGAAATGGGTCAGTCTATCTCCATCCCCAAGAGTAGCGGAGGTGGCTCGGTGTCCGGCTCATCTCTGAACATCTATCTGGAGAACCCCGCTGTGTATGCCGCCTTCGGTTCTGAAATTTCCGTCCGTGCCGCCATCAAGTCCGTTACCTTCGACGGACAGGGAAGCAATGTTACCGAAGTCCTCGGTGTGATCCGCAGACTTGAAATCATAGATGCCACATCTGGTCTGACCCTTTGGAGCGAGGCAATCAATCAGAACTCATCGACAGGCCCCACGAACTACTCGTTCAAGTATGACTTCACGCCATACTTCACGGAAGCCGCCGCCCGCGACTTTACCATTGTAGCCTATGATGCAGAAGGCAATGTCAAGAGACGCACCATCACTGTTACGGCAGTCGATGTAACCTGCACCTCTGTTCAGACCCTCAACTACACGTCAGGCTCAACCCTCGAAGTCGGAGGCTCCAGCAAGAACTTGCTGATGTATAAGTTCGCCAACAACGTATCGAAGCTCGGTGTCAAGGTCAAGACTGAACTGTACTACAACGGTCAGTGGAAGACCCTCGGCATTGCCACTATCACGGACAGCTATTCACACTCCATCTCGATTGACCCGAACAATGTTTTCGGCGGCAATGAGAAACTTGCTCATGGCTCATACCCCATCCGCATATCCGGCGAAGATGTTGCTTCCGGCGTGAAAGGTAACGTGGTGTATTCGTCGATAATGTGTATCGACGCAAGCTCCACACAGCCCATCGTTGCCCTTCGTTATAATGACTTCAACAACGGCACAATCCGTCTGTATGATAACCTCGAAATGGAGGTAGCCGCCTACACTCCCGGCAAAACATCTACCACTGCAAAGGTATTCATCGACGATGTTGAAGTCCTATCAACCGACATCGGCACCTCGCAGACAGAGGTTGTCCGCAAGCAGGTACAGGGATATGCTACCGATGGAACTGACTCAATCTCATTCTACGCCAAGAATGGTAGCAGTCAGACCAATCCCATCACTGTTCTTGTCGTAGGTTCCGCAATCAACGCCATCATCAAGGAAGGCGCATTGTTTGGCTTCGACAATGCCAGCCGCTCCAACGCCGAGACCGACCACACCATCAGCAACAACGGCTATACGATGACCGTGGAAGGCTCTAACTGGTCCTCCAATGGTTTCGTCAAGTACCTCAACGAAATGAGCCTCCGTATAGCTGAGAACGTGAAAGCCAAGATTCTCAACTACTCTCCGTTTGGCACAGCAGCCACAGAGCGCACGAATGGTATGGCTTTCCAGTTCGCCTTTGCTACCAACAACATCAAGGACAGCAAAGCAAAGCTGATGGAGTGCTACGACCCCGACAGCGGCGCTGGCTTCTATGTATGCGGCAACGAGGTTGTGGTATTCTGTAAGAATGGTACTCCTACACAGATAACCCGCCCGTTCAAGTGTGGAGAGAAGCACACCGTCGGCATTGTTGTAGAGCCTTCGAGCATCAGTGTCAAGCGTGGCACCACTGACTACTCAACCATCAAGCTCTACATGGATGGCGAGGAAGTCGGCGCAATCGGCTACATCTCCAACTCCGGCGCAATCCTCAACCAAAAGCAAATCACTTTCGATGGCACGGACGGAGACTTCTATCTCTACTATGTTCTTGCCTACGACAGCTATTATGAGTGGGCGCAGGCGTTCCAGAACTACCTGTGTAAGCTGACCAACACCGATGCAATGATTGAGGAGTACAGCGCAGAGAATGTGCTTGACAATCAGAACCGCCCCTCGATGGACCTTCTCAAAGAGAAAGGCTTCCCTTACTATGTAGTTGTTGCTCCGCAGGCTACCTTCGACAGCTTCGATGCCGACATTGACACAAAGACGAACTTCAAGTGTACGCTGTACTACTTCCATCCCACAATGCCGTGGCGTTCCTTCAAGGCTGAGAATGTCCGTTGGCGCCGTCAGGGTACGACCTCCGCAAAGCGCCCGATCAAGAATGACCGTTTCTATCTCCGCAAGGAAAAGAACTGGAAAATTACGGCACTCAATCCCGACTACACCAATGCCGACGCTCTGAAAACCTACGAGCTGTTCAATATCGGCTATGTCCGCGTAGGGGAAAACACCATCCCGGTTGCCATCATCACAGTCAAGGTTGACTACTCAGACTCGTCGATGGCGAATGACTGCGGTGTGTGTGATATGATGAACGCCACGTTCCGTGCCCTCGGTTCCGACTACATTACTCCCGCGCAGCGAGCCTTCGATGGAACATGGAAGAAAGACGAAATTACCGTAACCGGGTTGCAGATGAACCACTCAACTGCCAATCATCCCATCGCCGCCTTCCGTGCCACCACTGATTCGCTCAGTGATGCCTGGTTCCATGCCCGTGGCAACTGGAAGGAAGACAAAGGCGAGCAGGTTGCCCTCGGCTTCCAGGAGACCTCCGGCTACAACAAAGGATGCCGCAACTACGGGGATTTCGTTGAGTTCTTCGGGAAAGCCACATTCAACGCCGCCGGGAAATTCCAAAGCCAGGAAACACTGGAGGAAATCATGGCTCGCTTCAAGACCACCGAAGGACTTGACACCACCAAGCTCTATCTGCTCTCGCAGTATTGCGGACGCGACTATATCTTCATGCGTTACAGCGGTGGAGAGTGGGCTCGCGCAAATGGCTCAATGAAACAGGAGAACGGCAAATGGAAGATAACCGGGGATGTCCTCAATCCAGTGTCCGGCTTCGAGCTGATTACCTATGACGGCATGGACTGGTTCATGGGTGTAAGTTCCATCGACGATATGATGGCTCCTGTTACCACGCAGTCCTCATGGGTGTCGAAACTCAACCTCGGACAGCCGACCTATCCGGCATGGACTCAGTATTTTGAGTGCATGGTTGATGACGACCAGTTACAGGAAGACCTCGCTATGGGTCGCAAGGTTCCTTATGACCTCTATAACGTCCTCAAATTCTGTGATTCGTGCGATTACTCCAAGTCTGCACTCTCATCCACATGGCAAGGCATCTGGAAACAGAACGCCTGGAAGTACATGAGCATTCAGTCGCTCCTTGCTTACTATACGTTCACTGACTATCTCGCTGCCGTTGACCAGCAGGCGAAGAATATGCAGCCGATGTTCTTCCTCGAAGATGGTTGCTGGGTGGAGAACGGTGTCTATCATTCCCCCTCGGCAATGGAGCCAGTGCGTATGTACTTCAACAAAGTGTACGACTGCGATACCTGCAACGGCAAGGACAATGACGGTGGCAACACCATCCCGGCAGAACTTGACCCCGCAGAGGACAACAAGTGTTATGCCGGACGTGGCTCAATCCTTTGGAACGACCTCCGTCGGTGCGAAAATCAGGAAATGGTGTCCGATGCTAACAGCAACACCCTCACACTCCCCGGTGTCGTAGCAACGATGCGTAACCTCCCCGAAGTCAATGGCATCGGCGCAGGTCCCTTCTCCCCGAAAGGTGCCCTCTACTATTTCGTTCAGAACCGCATTGCATTCTGGCCGAAAGTAGTCTGCACCTTCGATTGCGAACGCAAATATATCTCGTACTCGCCGCTGTATAATGACATCTACTACTACGCCCTGCATGGTTCGGGTCGTCAGGCTCTCCCTCGCTTTATAGAACAGCGTTGGAGAATCCGTGACGGCTACTATCAGACAGGCGACTTCAAGGATGCAAGCCACGTTCTCGGCGGTCGTGTCGGTGCCAAGACTGGTGCCGTGATCAAGTTCAAAGCCGCTAAAGACGGATACTTCGGTATCGGTAACGATGGTGGTAATGTAACCCAGGGTATGTATCTGAAAGCCGGGGAGGAAGGTATCTTTACCAACTTCCAGCATGGCGATAACATCCTACTCTACATCTATCAGGCAGACCAGATGAGCGAGATTGACCTCTCGCAGATTTCGCTCGACCCGAACTTCCAGTTCTCCATCATGAAACTGGCGGAGAAGATTGTGATTGGCTCCACCAACCATCGCACGTCGTGGAAGTTGTCGCCGGGCAATACTGGCTACCTCACGAACATGAACCTCGGCGAGCTTCCGTTCTTGAAGCATCTCGACGTGCGCACCACAGAAGTTACCACCATCAATGCCTCGAAGTGCCCCCGACTTGAAACAGTCCTTGCCTCCGGCTCCGACCTCACGTCAATTACTACTGCTGAGACTTCGCCGCTTTCAACACTGGAGCTTCCTGCTTCAATGACTGAGCTGAATTTCGTCAACCTCCCTAAACTGACCTATCCCGGCGGTCTGACAATCGCAGGTATGTCGAATGTCAACAGGCTCATGCTCTCCGGCTGTCCTAACATCGACCCGATGTCGCTCATCAACGGTATTGTTACAGCCTCCAGCCTCCGCTACCTCCGTCTGCCCGATGTCAACATCACGGCACCCTCATCCATCCTCCAGGCAATCAAGAACAGCGGAGCTATCGGTCTTGACCCCACAGGCGCCGCCTATGAGGAAAGCAACAAGTGTTCCGGTGTAACTGGTCGCTGGATCATGGAAGACCTCATCAGCGAGTCTCTGCTTTCGGAGTTCGCCGCATACTTTCCCCAGTTGACCCTCTACAACTCGCAGTATTCTTGTGTATGCTTCGATGATACTGATGATGACTGCTACAACATCACGAATCTCGACAATGGCACAAGCAAAGATGACTACGAGCCTTCGGGACATTTCTTGAGAATATTCGAGAACGCCCATCCTTACAAGACCACCTACGACAGCCGAGAAGCCAAACTCCGTGCCCTCCAGATTTCAGATGCCAACTATAATCTTATGGCAGACGGTAGTGAATACGACCCGACCGATCAGGCAGGCGAAGGATTCGACATCATGCTCGGTTTCGGTCTGTACTGGTACAAGGGCGTGAATGACTTCAAGAATCAGAAAAAGTACCTGTTCTCTTGCAGCTATACGACAAAGCCACTGTCAACCGCTACGAAGATCAATCGCAAGAAACTCTCCGAGATTCTTGTGCAAGCCTTCTCCTGTGTATATACATCCAACAACGGTACTGCACTCGCCAATGGCGATGACTACGAATTGACAGACAATGCCAACATGAATGTCTATCAGCTCGATGTCGAAGGCATGAAGCAGGTACGCTGGCCTGGACTCAACAACGCCCAGATTGGTGCTGTATTCGTTGATGCTGACAACAAGGTTGTAGGCACGTTCAATATGGCAGTCAGTCACTCGCTGTTCGATTTTACCTATGGAGATTATGTGTTCTGTAATGTCCCCAGCGGTGCCAAGAAGATTGTTTTCACATCGCCTACTGGCTTTGATGACCTCGAAGCCATTGCAGTCGATAGTGCTGCAATCGAAGCAATAGAACCCGACTGGGTATGGGTGCCTATGCGTTTCGTCGGTATCTACGGCATGAGTGTGGATGCACTCATGCGTCCCCGTTCGATCAGCGGTGTCATAACTCGTACAGGTACTGGAACATTTGTAACAAATGCCGATTGGAAGTATGACAGCGAGGGCAACATCACAAACGCCTCGGTGCCTACCTCTACGATGAACTACACCTATGCCGATATACTCAATCTCATCGAAATGCGTGGTAAAGGCTACCACGGTATCAGTTATGAGATAAGCAAGGATATCGCCAATCTCGTAATGGCGTTGACAGGAACCCGTGACATCCAGGCGTATGCCGGATATGGATGTGGCTCGCAGTACACAACCGGACAGAACAATTTCAACACCTACGGTAAGGTGACAAGAAAGTATTCCGGCTCAAACATCGGCAACATCATCTTCGGTATTCAGAATTTTGTCGGATGTAACTGGGAAATCATGGACCTCATAGCCGCCAATGTGCCGTCCTTCGCCCAATTCAAGAAAGACCACCGTGTAGCTACAAGCTCGTACCCGATAGATGCGAAATATCATGTAGTACGCAACTATCAGACGAAAGAGGAAAGCGTAATCCAGGGACTCAATATGTCTGGCTACTGCATAGGACGTGTCAAGTTCGGTAGATACTGCGATATAATCGCTTCTCGTCTAACCACAGACAACAGCAAGTGGAACAAGAACTACTCTGATTGTCAGTATTACACCCATGACTGTGGTCGTTGTGTTGGTCGCTCGGGTAGCAATGCGTATGCGTATGGCGGTCTCGTTTTCTCGAATGCGAGTAACGCCTCGTCGTTCTCGAGCGCGTACGGCGGCTCTCGGCTCGCCTTCAGCGGAAATTACGAAATAGTTGAAACAGCGGAAAGCGTGGAGGTTGCATAACGAAAAGCGTCGCTTCGGTTTCGGGCAACAAAGCCCGGAGCCGAAGCCCCCTCTTGAATAGAACATGGATGACTCTCATAACATAAGTCAGACAAAAAAGGTAGATGGTCCCTGTGGCCGTTGTGTTGGTCGCTCGAATAACAATGCGAATGCGAATGGCGGTCTCGTTTACTCGAATGCGAATAACGCCTCGTCGAACTCGAACGCGAACAACGGCTCTCGGCTCAACTTAGGGAACACATCGGACGAAATTGTTTCGCCCGGTGTAAATCGTCACACTGCACACCATCACGGGTTGGTGGATAGCAAGAGGCGAGGGACCGGAGCCTCGGCAAAAGCAGACGAAAGTCTGGAAAGCGGAAACATCACGAATGTGCCTGAAGGCGCAATGTCTGACCTCCCGTTTGATGATGGCTCCTTTGATGAGTTTGCCATACTGCCGGAACAGATGTACCCGGTTGACAACCTCATATCAGAAATCATAGACGAGAAGAACCTGTCAGACAGCTTTGATTATGTTATCAGTCATCTTGAACACAAACAGCAGCGCGAAAAGTATTGGCCCAAGAAAGACAGATATATCCGTAGTTTTCGCCGGCGGGTCTCCGATGGCTCTTATAGACTGCGTAGGGAAGCTGTAAGGGAGATTACCGTGCATGACGGACCAAAAGACAGAGTGGTACAAGTGACCACTGTGTTCGACCGATTCGGCTGTCATAGCATTATGGTAGTCGTTGAGAAGTACACCTATCCGACCCTTATTAAAAACGCTGCCGCCAGTGTCAAAGGACGTGGTATGCACTGGCTGCATTGCATCATCCATGAGGATATAATAAACGTGCCGGATCTTTGCAAGTATTATTGCCAGACCGACATCAACAAGTTCTATGACAACATAGATCAAGACTTGATGAAGCTGGAGATTCGCAGATACATCGGCGACCCGATGTTGTTGCCGATGCTCGATGACTTCATCACTCTTACCGAAAGAGGTTTGTCGAAAGGACTTCGTTCCAGTCAGGTCTTTGCCAACCTGTATATGTCTCCGATAGATTGGAAGATGATTCTGATTTGTGAGAGATATGTGCTTGAAAAGGAGGATGGAGAACTGGAGCTTAGGTTTCTGTATGCCCGCTACATGGATGATTCCTACTGGTGGAGCGATGACAAGAAGCTCCTTTGGATGATGTTCAACGTGTATCAGTCAGAATGTGCCAAGAGAAAACTTTCAATCAAACCATCCTACGCAGTAAGACCGTTGTCAGAAGGCTTCGACGCTCTTGGCTATGTTGACTTCGGCACTCATATCCGGCTCCGCAAACGCATAAAGCAGAACTTCGCCAGGAAGATGTCTCGCATCAAAAGTCGAAAGAGGCGCCAGCAGCTTATCGGCTCATTCAAAGGCATGGCAAAGTACAGCGACAGTCAAAATCTATATAAAATATTAACAGGACAACACATGGCAAAATTTAATGAGATTAATCTTCCGTCCTACACTCCGGCAGACGGCAAGAAACGGTTCAACTGCGCAGCGATGCAACTCTGCCAGATAGCCAACCGCCCCATTCAAATCCTCTCGGTCGAGACCGATGTCCAGACCAAGTACGGACTGAGACACCTCGCCAAGTTCAGATTCTCCGGGGACACAGCCGAGTACAAGTTCTTCACTGACTGCAAGGAGATGAAGTTTCATCTCGAAAACATGAAAATCATTCTTGAACAGATGGAGGATGACGACACTGTTCAGGATAGATTCATAGAGACAACCATCAAGCAGGTGCCCGGCAGTGGTGCCCTGCGTATCTACGAATTTACTTAATCCTCAAAAGACAATGGAAAAAAGATATGGCGCATCAGGTCCGCAGAACGGACTTGAAAAGATTGGCACCAACAGGTGGGCAGTGTTCTACGGTTTCGGCAAAGATTCAGAGGATGCTGAGACTGGCTACAACTGGTATCAGACCTACAACCATCGCCCGACGCTCGATGAAATCAAAGCTGACATAGTTGCTGTCATTAAAGAAGAAAGTGAGTATCGCCTCAGATATGGCATCAAGTGGAACGGCTACACAGTGGAGTATTCCGAAACCTTGAAGACCGACCTCATCGGCATACTCGTAGGCTTGCAGGGCGGCATCATGTCGTTCCCGCAGAAGATAAACCTCGGTTCCAATGCCGACGGCACTCCGAACACCTACACGTTCAACTCTATCGAAGAACTTGGCAGCCTTGCCGCACTTGTCGGTAGCCACAGGGGAACTTGCAGTGATGAAGAATGGACTGCCATCAATGCCCTCGGAGATATGGAAGATTACATAGAAGTCCAGTAATCCTATGTTTTCCCTCATCTCTGTCTGCCTGTCCGCATTGATCCTGTTGGTCTATGTCGTAGTCTTCGTTTCCTTCCACGGATTTCCGGAGAGTGTTAGTGATAGTTACTACTGTATCAAGCACAAGTGGATGTTCTCGTTGATTGTAGCCGTATGCGGAGCGTTGCTTCTCATCCCCTGGCTCACTCTCAACGATGACTTTCAATGCTTTGCTTTCCTGTCAGTCGCCTCGCTAATGTTCATAGCAGCATCTCCGGCGTTCAAGGAAGGACTGACCCGAAGCGTCCACATCGGAGCGTCCGTAGTGATGTTTGCCGGAGCAATCCTCTGGGAGGCGTTCTGCGGCGGTTTGTGGGTGCCGTTGGTACTCGGTATCATCCTCGCTCTTTTAATGCGAAGAAACGCCGTCTTTTGGCTGGAAATCGGGTTGTTTACGGAAGTGTACGCAAACCTCATTGTTAAGTTGTTCTGATTTATTCATTCTTAGGTAGGAATGGAGACGTCGCTTTCGTGGCGCGCCTCCATTTATTTGATGTATTGTGCCTATGATAACAACCCTATTAAAGCACATAAAAATAATACGTAATACTCTAAAATAAATGAGTTACGATTTTCGCATATCAAACTTAATGACTAACTTTACATCGTAAAAATAAAACATAACACCTCAAAGTCAAAGAAGATGAAATGTAGATGGAATCTCGAAATCTCCGACACCAAGCAAATTATGGGTGGGTTTCTCGAACTCACTCAGGAGATGACCGAAAAGCAGATGATTGCCTATGTACGCAAGATAGCCCGCTGGTTTATGACTTACAACAGGGAGATTTCAAAGTATGGCATTTGGGCCAAAGCTGATGACAACGAAGATAACTCTTTCCATATAGAAGCAAGTCGCAACTGGAATGGAGGCATCGAATTTATGGTATATGACTCACAGAAAAATGAAATCATCATAGATACCTGCCGGGACAGACTTGAAAGAGAAAGACAGAAGTATGATGAAGAAATGCGTAAATTTGAAGAATCCCTGCGCTCTTTGTAATAAAAATGGCACCGGGAGCCGCCCGAACCATCAGGAGAATCTCGGTGCCCGGACGGGAAAAGCGAAGATGTCGTTACATCGACAACATCACATCGCCCAACTGGATTGCAACGATGGAGAAGTAGCTCTCATACTCGCTCTCGCCGGCGGGGGTGTTTGCCTTCTGCCAATGAAATTCGTGCCAGTATTTGAGTATGCTCCATTTCGGATTGTCCGAAAGTTCAGGAGTGACGGCAGTGCCATCGAAGCACTCATCCATCGTAGGGAGGTCGCTTTCGCCAGTAATCTCATTGACGAGGCGATAGGTTGCGAGTGTCGCGTAGGCGAGCCAGTCGCAAACCATGATTCTTGTGTCGCAGAGAGCAAGCTCATAGAGTCTGTCGATGATCTTCTCCGCGCACGCCGACATCAGGTCGGGGTCTTTGAATTTTACCATAGTAGTGGTGGTGTTAAGTTGAACATACACGGAGTTGATGGAAGCTCCATATCTCCGATGCAATTACAACCAACTGGAGAAATTATGTCAGGAAAGCCCAATGATGATAGCGGTGCAACATCATCCCAAAACGCCATCGGAAAAGCGGTAGCAAAATGTCAGCAGTCCTTCGTCCGGCACCTCGAAAAAATGTTCAAAAATGGAGCGAGTAACCACGGTAGGTATCCACGACAAATAACCACGACAACTAACCACGAGAGAGAATTTGTAATGTCTGCAATATCAACGAATTACAGATGCGTTTCAAAAGTTGCTAACCACGACAGCTAACCACGGAGAGTAACCACGATGACTAACCACGGAAGCCCGAAAATGACCCCTAAAATACCCCATCTAACCACGGTAAGTAACCACGATAGTCGCGCTGTAATTTCTGTTATATCAACGCCTTACAGCGTCCGTCAAAATAGACCTAACCACGATGAGTAACCACGACAGCCTAAAAATGGTCGGTAGCAAAATGATAGTAACCACGACAACTAACCACGAGAGAGAATTTGTAATGTCTGCAATATCAACGAATTACAGAGGTGTCATTTTGTCAGCTAACCACGATTGCTAACCACGGCGCGGATAAATTTGACCCTCGGAAAATGACCCTTAGTAGTATATTATCTTAGAGATAAATAATATTATACTCTACTGGGGGAGATACGCGCACGCGAGCGCATACGCGCGATGCAGTCGGTTTTTTGTGCCAGTCAAAAAAATCATATCAGGAAGAAAATTTTTTGATTTATGGCTTTGTCAATCCAACATAAATGACTAACTTCGCATCGTCAAAATCACTTACCAACAGGTAAGAGATACTATCGCAAATAAAGATTTATACTAAAGAACGAAAGAAGATGAAAAATCCCCCAAAGAGCCCATCCGGGGACAGCCCGGAACCCACGCCGTCGGCAACAAGTACCGACAGCCACGATGTTAGTTCTCGCTAACATCATCCCAATCGGGAAGGCATAGCCTCCCACAACTTCACAGCCCAACGGCTCAAATGCAAATAAAGAAAACCTAAACGAAAGATGACCGAGAAAACATTCCTCAAAATCATGAACGGCTACATGGTCGTTCTCGCAGTAATCATGTTCCTGCTCATAACGACGTTCTGCGTCTACCATCTGCTTGCATGACACTTCAACCTGTTTACATTAGCAGCCTTCGGCGCTATATGGTACATCACATTCAAGTTCGTCCACTGGTCAGTGGCGGACTACAAGAAAGACGCATCAAACTCCTAAACCCGAAAAGACATGGAAAGTAATAACTCACTGGTGGCGTTTGTAAGTAACGCCAGCCTCACGAAAGAGGCACAGGGCAACCTCGCTGAAAGCCTCGTCGCCCAAGTAACAGACGGCAAAGTAGATGCCGTTGCAGCATTCGTTCAGATCAAGGCTATTGCCGAAGTCTGTGAACAATTCCTAAAGAACCAAGCCGTCAGCGAAGCCGTTCAGTCGGCAGTGGTAGTCCGTGGCAAGGATGCCGCATTCGGAGGTGCAAAGGTTGGAGTCTCCAACTCTACACGCTACGACTACGCATCAAGCGGCGACCCCCAGTATCTCGACCTCATCAAGCGGAAGGAGAGCATTGCGAGCCAGTTGAAGGCCCGCGAGATGTATCTCAAAGCAATCACGGACGAGCAGACCATCGTTGATCGCGAGACCGGGGCAATCGTTACCATCGTTCCCCCTACAAAGACAGTCTCACAGTCGTTGAGAGTAACTTTCGACAAAGCATAAGAGCTGACAGATGTCAGACTCGTTCTCTGCGCCCCTCACTCGCCGGAGTAACACCCGGCGGGTGTTTTTCAGGAAACCCGCAAAACATCATCCCTTCGCAAAATGAACAAGGAAAAGACAAAGAAGGTCGTCCGCAAAGAATTTGAGATTAAGCCTCTCTCGGATGACTTTGTTATGCCTATAAAGGCAAAGAAAGGCAGCATCGGCTACGACCTCACAGTGCCGCGTGATATCCGCATCCCTGCACACAGCCGAGTGAAAATCCCGATGGACTTCGCCATCAACCTCCCCAGCGGCACAGAAGCCAAGATAGAGCCTCGTAGTGGTTGCTCCCTTCACGGCATGGTGGGCTACGGATGCAAAAAGAGAAAGATTAAATTGTTCGGCTTCATCCCAGTATGGAAGAAGTTCTACGGCAGACAGACCTTCGATGCCGATGTGATGGTCGGCAAGATTGATCCCAACTATACCGATAACGTCCATGTGCTGTTGAAGAACAATGACGTTGAGTTTACCATCAAAGCCGGAACCCGCATCGCACAGATGACGTTCTACTACACGACCTCTCCATTCTTCCGCATTGTCGAAGAACTCTCTTGCAAGAGCCGTGGTGGAGGCTGTGGAAGTTCCGGTCTATACAAGATAGAGCCTGCCCGTCAGAAGCACACCCCGGTAACGAAAGAAGATGAAGCGGTAGTCGCGGAAGCCGACATCACGTCGTCCGAACCGCAATCCGCCCCATCTGTAAGTAACGAATAACGACTGGTAAGGTCTTTCATTACAACAAAAGCATCATCTTTTCGACTTTAGGTTGCAACCCCATTCCATTGAACATTGCTGTTCAGTCGAATGGGGTTGCTTTGTGTGAACCATTCGCCTGTGTATTACTAATTTTGGACCAAAGAACTAAAGACGAACATGAAGATAATGAAAGACAACGTTTATCATATCATCGCTTGTGCCGTAATCGCTTTTGCGATAGCAAGCGTAGTAGCCAATACCTGCGCACTTGTTTTTCCGTCATGTATGGCTGGCTTCCTCGGAGGTATTGCCTGCG